CTCCTTCCTTGCCTTTTCTATCTCGTCCAGGCGAGTCTTGAGTTTATTCGCCTGTTCGGATACATGGTCAAAAATCTCCTCGGCAGAAAGCTCATCGGAGAGATTAAACTTCTCGCGATACATCTCAGCTTTATCCAAATACTCGGTAAAGCCATCGAGGTCATCCAAGTACTCATCGTAGTTGTCTTGAATCTCATTTGTCGCATCCTCTTGCGGCATAAAGCGCTCAAGGCAGGACTGCAAACAGATGTCTCTGCAACTATCGATAAGCTCCTGGATGTCAATCCGCTCATCGGTCAGCTCCAGCTCACCTGTCGCCTTATTCAGACGATAGACGGGCTTGTAACGGTCAAACTCTTGAGACGGAGATTCTTCCGTCTCTCTGTACGTTGCGGTACGATACTTCATTGCCTCATTTAACTCCTTGATGTATTTTATGTTCTTCGTCCTAAAAAACAGGACGATAGACACCACTGCATAGACGGCGAATGTAATATATTCGCCATAATTCGTCATAAAATCCAAAAAACTCAATTCTTATCTCCTCGGTCATATTCATCAAACAAAGACGGCTGGTCTACTCCATCCAGAGAGACCAACTGTCGATTCAGATTCAGATACATCTCATAAAGAATCTTACGACGCTTAATGAGATGTCCATAGTCAGAGCCTTTTACCTCGATAGCGAGGAGTTTATCTACCATCGAGATATCTCGGGAAACTTCCTGCATGCGGCAAACAATCCGCTCTCGCTCATTCTTCCGTTTCAACACTCGAAATCTCCTTAAGAATACGAAAAACTTGGACGGAACTAACCCTTTCCTCTTTTAAATCAGCCAAAGCTAAATGAATTGCTTCATTCCTATTTTTAGCAACAACGATATAACAAACAGAAGCAGGACCAACAGCAAAATAACGAATCGAAACAGCATACCTAAACATAAAAAATCACCTCACAAAATAGAGTGAGGCGAGGAAAACAAAAAAATGAAACAAAACTCCGTCGCCTCTTACGTGTTTGTTTTTTTTTACAATACCATTATATCACGGCATGCAATTCTTGTCAAGACTTTTTCCAAAAATTTTTTCAAAGCGGTGTTTTCGATATTCTATCTGCGTAATATGGTGCTTAATATCCGCCATCATCTCTACGTAATCGCTTATCGCATGGTTTATGCGACGCTCTTTTAAGTCCGCAATCTGGTCTGGATACGACCTCTCAAGGACTTTGAGATAATAGCGGGGAAGATGAATGTATTTGCCATCCTGGTAGAGTTTATCGGTTTCCATAAGGTTGGGCTTGATAGCCTGGTAACCGATACCAGGATTACGACTCATATTCACGAACGCTCGAGGCCTGCCGTCGGCAGGCGGCTTCTGAAGGTAGATGGCTACATACTTAGCCACATCAAACTCGACCTCACAAACGCTTGAGAATCCTTTCGTCCACACCTTCTCAAGCTGAGGAGACCGATAAAGTCTCGTACCTTTTTTGTCATGACCAAAAAAGTATCGGTCGGAGAAGTCGTGACCGAAAACAATCATGTGATAGTGAGGCCGAAGAAACTCTTCGCCATACTCACCGCATCCAAAGAAACGGATTGCGGAAGGCTGAACCGCCTTCCGCAACCGCTTCAGAAAGGTCTGCATCTCATACACACTCACGCTCATATCGTGAGGAAGATGCTCATCGGCATAGGTAAGCGTAATCATGCAATTGTGCTCATGCGCTCTCGTCTCCGCAACGACACGATATGCCCACTCGATCGAGTGGGATATACGGCACTCTATGCACTTACCGCACGGAACAAAGAATTGGTACTTCGCAAGTTTAACGGGCATCAGACACATACTATCACCTGTGAAAAATGTAATTTCACGTTTCGATGGTGTCAGTCGGCGTTTATTTATCAAGTAATGAATACGCCTATGTTTTCCATCGAAACGGAAAAATCTGTAAAAAGTGCAAGTTTTCATCACTATCCGCATGCTCCGCAAGCGGCGGGGACTGCCCTTTTTAACTCTGTCTTAGTCGTGGGATTGTCGGACTTTTTCGCACACGTTAATCGCGCGCGTTTTGTCCGACTTTGTCACGACAGTGTTGAGCCCCATTTCTCAAGCCTACGTTAAGGCTCGAAAAACGGGGCTCAGGCGGCCGATGGGAGCCATCGGCGTTAGTTATATACAAGACACCGTTTCACGGCTCTACGTGGCGATTTTGAGGCTCTACCGCTTCGATAGGGCTATCGCGGTGTTTGCAAGTACTGTAAGCAGACTTGTTGTGTTACGGGCAGTCCCTCCGCCGCTTGCGCTCGCGTTGCTTCCGCTCGCTGTAGCGCCAGAGGGAGAGGCAGCTCCGCTGCCACTATATGCAAGGTATGGATTCAAGCCTGCCGCTTTGAGATCCTTAACGGCTCTCTGGTAAGCAGTATTGGCCATGCGCTCTTGAAAATCGCGATTCTTTTGAGCCTCTGCCGCATTAAACTCTCGATTGCGCAATGCCTCTGCCGAGTTATAATCCATCTCGACCTTTGTGGGGTCGAAGGTACGAGTAAACCAATTTGAAGTGCCAGCACCAGACGCAGAAGCGCCTGTTCCAAACAGGCGGTCTGCAACAGTAGGTCCACCAAATGCCATAATCTTTTACTCCTCATTTTTCACAATTTCATCACAGAAAAATATATTAACGTTGTTTATACAATGCTTGTTACAACACTAATGATGGTCTATCAAGGAAGGCATGCTATAGACAGGCATTTTACGAACAGCTGACATATCGAAGTAAAAATTGAGAATAAAGTTATCCTGACTTGAAGACGGAACAGAAAGAGTACGATCCACATAAACAGGAGTTTCTTCCGTGAACGATTGAGAAAGCGTTGGAGCCGAAGCGTAGTTATCAGCAAAATGCCAAATATCAAGAGAATTCGTCGCGGCCGAACGCATTTCACCAGAAATAGTGTTCGGAATACTCCGCAATTCCGACCATGCTTCACGATACCCAAACACGGTATCAGCAGCTGCTGTAAGATACAACTCGGAGGTATACACAGGCTGTTGACCAATCGTAGAGAACAGGGGATCGTAGAAATCCTCACGAACCCTACGACGCCATTTCTTAGCGATGCCTTGCTGGTAAGTATGACGATACCTAAGACAGGCGACCGTCATGACAATGCCATGCTCTTGAAACTTCCTGGAGTATCCTGTACGACCATTCGTCCAGGAATAAGCACCTACGTTGCCGAGGGGGCTCTTTTCGGTACCTTGCGAGGTCTGAGCAACCTGAACAATATTGAGCGGAGTACGACCGCCTCCGAGATACTGAGGGAACTGAATATAGGCATCGGGGATATGCACACCAAAGTGACCATAAAGGTACTCGTTATATCTCGAGCCGTAAATAGCATCACGCTCAAGCATTTTCTGATAAGCAAACGCAAGACGAAGATCATCGACCGAAATCGCATTAGCATTCGCAAGATCTGCATAAAGGTTAGCAGGATAAAGACCAGGACCGACAACACCTGAATAATCAGCAGGATTAAAAGCCAACGCACCATCAACACCAAAAATAGCTTCACGTTGACCAAAAGACATAACGCCAGCAACACCACTAGCAAAACGAACAGGCTCTTGATCACCTTCAACCAATCTATTAGCCGAAGTACGAATATCTGCTTGAGTACCAAGATTAAAAGTAACTGGAGCACCTTTCTGAGGATTGGGGACGCACGAAGTAAAATAGTCTTTATACTTATTCACTTTCGGCAATTTACCACAATAAGAATTAGGACCAAAAGGCAGATTACCAAACTTCTCAGACAAGGAAAAACCTTTCTTTTGAATATAGATCTCATCAGTAGTATTCTCATTCCGAAAGTACTTGTCATAGATCAAAGCAAACGATCTAAACGGAAGTAGAGAAACAGGATTAGTTTGAGAAATTACACCGATAGGAAGCCCAAGATAGTCACCGACACTTCCAGCATTCACACTACCATATCCCATAGGAATCTCTTCGAGAGCATTATCGGTATAAGCAGAAGGATTCGGATTACCGAACACTTTCTCAAAGTCGTCATAGACGAGACGATGAGGAACAAAGAAGTGATACACATCCAGGAACAAGTTATCCATCACTGGCTTAAGGAAGGACGAGGTGACGCGAGAAACATCAAAAGCTCGACATTTAAACACATCACCAGGTACAACCTCTTGCCAGTCGATAGGGTACAACGTGCCGACATCCATCGACGTCGACACAGAATGAGAGAGATTAAAACGTGCTCGAGGGAAACGAGGAATCGGCACGTTCTGCAAAGAATGTCCGCGAGCCATTACTTAGTCACCTCAAAAACACCATTCATAACAAACTCCGGAGCGGACGAAATAGCACCGCTCTCGAGGTCATACTCTCCGAGATAGTAGAGGGAAAGGTCTGGCGCAATCTCAGACTTCTCGCAGAGATTCTTAAACCAACGGACAGCGAGTCCTTCGTTCATAAAGATACGAGGCTCGGAAAACTGTCCTGCAACCGCGTCTTTGACGCTGTAAATTTTGTAAATCATGTCAAATACTCCTTATCACTTACAAACTGAATCCGCCATAAGCAATACGCTTATGCAGACGACGGCGACGAGCGCGGCGACCTGTACGATAGAAACCACGGCGACCGCGTGCAACGCGGCGACGACGACGACGGTACATCACTTTACCTCCTTATCTGTTTTTTCAGCAGAGGGAGGGGCAGAGCCAGCGGCACCGCCAGCGGTCGAAGAGTCGTACGAAGTGGAGGCGGACGGCTTGTCAGCCTTTGCGGCTTGCGCCGCTTTGCTCTCCTTCCT